AGGTCGGTGGCAGATAGTCCCAGAATGGGGCTATCCGCCGCTTCGCTCTGTAGGCAGCCCAGTCATGCCTGACTGTGATACCTCCAGATTTAATGGAGCCTTGCAAGAACGCAACTAACAACCCAAATGGGTTATAGTCACGTTTCTGCCGCACAGCTCGTGGATATACAAACCCGTCGTCATTTATCGCCAAGAAGACTGGTCTCGCAACATATGCTGTGTAAACAGCAGACATGTTACGATCCCGCTTCAACTTGGAAATAGATGAACTTGGGGTGCGTATACCAGCATCTGGATTCTCGTATGGTGGAACCTGTTGGTTCCTCACACTTTGAAGCAGATACTGGACTGTCCGAGGCAGGAATAAACCTGTCTTGGCAGACCACAAGTTGAGCGCGTTGATGGCTACATAGCGATCTTGCGGAGTACGTAAGGATCTAACATAGACCCCACGTACATCGTGACCCTTAAAGAAGTCACGACCACAAGACTCGCGAAACGGTCCTTCAACAAAGGTTTTCGAGTCGTTTACCACGAACCCAAGGTAACGGAGTAGACGTAACACATCCCTAACAATACGTTTTGGGACTATTATGTCATCTCCGAAAACCGAAAAGTTCGGAAGTAACGCACCATCTCTTTTCCTGAGACGGTACCCGCGATAGAACGCGGCAGCTCGAACGACACACGCAAACAGCATAGTCTGCAAGGGAAACGTAAAACCGTTGCCCATTGTAGATACCATGTTGAGAGCGATTTGCTTGCCTTCAATAGACGTCGTAGGAGACCTAAAGAGCTTCAACCAAGAGAAAAAATCTCTAGGAAGAACGTCCTCTAGCATCTTCATACTAAGACTATCGGAGGCGGAGGCCAAGTCAATAGTGACAAACGACTCATCGTCATCACTGATTGATCCAAGCCTAGCAAGTTCACGACTGATATCCTGTTGAAGAGAAAGGTCGATACCGAAGTACCGATCCAGCCTCTTCTCCAGGATAGCGCCTATCCCAAGCTGAGCAAACATGTTCAGCGAGGGCTCGACGCATATCAGACGAGATATGTCGACCGTT